CATCAGGAACGATGTCTCCAATTGTTTCTTCTTCTACTACTTCAGGAGCCTCTTCTTGTTCAGTTGGCTCTATAACTGCTTCCTCGATTTTTACCTCTTCTGGTTGAGTATTGTTGTCTGATGACATATTTTTTTACCTTTGTTAGAGTGGTTAGTGCCACTACTTGCATTTAACCGATACAAGTTATCGTATTTATAATAATTATACCACATCTCGTGTTGTGTGGCCAGCAAATAGCACAAACCTTAAGATTTGTGCCATCTTTGGCTACGCAACCACGTCTGGATCCTCCATACTTTCCTCAATAATCTTTCGAATATCGCCTGCCCCTTCAAACTTTCTGATCATGTCTAGCTTCTCTTTTAGTTCGCAAGATAGGGCAATATATCTATTGAGGTTGGGATTTGCAAGCTCTGCCACAAATTGCGACATGAGTCCGTTCGTTTGCCGCTTTAAAGATGCAACAATAACCTTACCTGCAGCAGACTTTGCAAATACCTCTAACTCTTTTGCATCCTTTAGATCGTTGTTTATTTCCGACATACTATTCTTTATTAGCTTTGGTAAATCCAACCTTTATTGGTTTGGCAATATTCAACTCCTTGTGAATAAGGTCCAACTCTTCATCGTATTGAGATACAATCGTTTTGCGCTCATCAATCATTCGCTTATTATTATCTTTGTCAATATCATGTTTGATGTAAAGGAATAGTGTTGCAAGAATACCTTGAGCATTCTTTCTTGCTCGGATATCCTTAATTATTTCCTTAACATCTTCGTGATTTTCAAGAATGTTGGTCATTGAGGCCTTGGCGATCTCAACCTGTCCTTCTTTTTCCTTGATTTCTTGTTCAAGTTTTAGTTTGTGATTATACACATCTTGAAGCTTGAAGTCTGCCGTAATACCCTCTTTGGTGATAGTGGCGTTAAGTGCGTCACTTTCGTCTGCTTCTTTAATTTTGTACGTATACATATTTGTTACATTATTTCTGTTAGTGGGTCTGGTTCTACTTGACTCATATCAACTGGTGCTCCTCCTGGTTGTGCTACGGCTTGCTGCATTTGCATATCTACTGCCATTGATGCCGCATTCTGCTCAACGATGGGCTGCAGAACATCTACGTATTGCAGTATCGCATAGAATTCTTCATCTGATAAGAATTCTCGTTGATTTTTAGCATAGTCTAGAAGTTTTTGCTGATACGCCATGTTTGCCATTAGGTTTGGTGTTGGAGTATCACCGTTTAGGATGGCCTCAAGATCTCTGTCTGCTTCCGACATAAGATCAACTGATCCATAAGAGTCTTTATCTGTAAGCTGCTTGATATCATCATCCGACAGTCCAATGTCGTGTGCCGATAGTTCGAATAGTTTCTTCTGATTGATCTCTGGGTTTCCGATTTGTGAGTTATAGAACGCAAGTCTATTCTTTTTTTCGAGTGATGAGATCATAAGTTCGGCATTGGTTGCTTCAATTATAATTGTAAAGTCGCCCTTTGGAATAACATCTTTTCTTGTGATCTCTTCCGTTTCAACTCCGTCTGGTCCAAGAATTTCGATTGCAACCTTCTTGATGAGGTTCTCTTTGGCACCTTCGTACCACAGCTTGGCAAATCGCTTGTATCCGTGAGAGTAGGACTTGTTTAATAATCCAAATCTATCGGCGGTTGCCTCCTGATTACCCTCGTAAATTGCAACCCGATCTTCTTCTGCCACACCTTTTGCCGATCCCGTTACTCCTGAGGCCTTTTCTTGGATGGTTTCAAGTAGCTCATACACCTGAATAGGAGTGTTGATTGACGGTACTTCAAACATCCGAACTGCCTGGTTTACATCGATGCCGTTCTTTACCCGGATAATTCCGTCTCTTCGGTATTTTAATTCATTTAGATCCTCGATAGCATTCACGTCAACCGCCTTTTGAGGCTTGTTGATCTGTTCGGCATTGTCAAGCATTTGATTGATTGATACGGCTTGGGCCATAAATACCTCTCGAACATAATCGCAGTATGACGGGGTCCAGAATTCCGTAAGATCTGGGAACGCTGCCCACGTCCAGAAGGGATATAGTCCTGACTCAAACATATCTTTAAGTTTCTCTACTCGAATGGCACATCCACTATCCGTCATTAGGAGGTAGTATCTTTCGCCGTTGTATGTGGTAAACCATTCCCAGAATCGGTACTTGTCGGGGTTTGCCATTTCTCTTGGCGTAGCACTTACTCCTGCTGCACGCTCTCGATTTATTTTATTGACCTCCTCTTGATTTTGCTCTTCGTTGTTTCCGGCACCATCAATCAGTGTTTTAACTTCATCTCGAATATAGAGACCATCCTTAAGACCTTTTCTTAGATCTTCTTTTGACTTGATAATGTTGCCTCTTCCCATATACCAAGCCTTTTCAAGGTCGAGTCCTCCCACCGATGGATCCACGAGAAAATCATACACATCAACGTTTTCAAGGAACGCCTTGTATCCTCCTACTGATTCGGCATGGTACGAATAGATTGCTCTACCGTAAATAATTGCCTGCTTCTTACCCATGAGATCTTTCATGTCCCAATCATCAAGGTTTGCATCAATATCTTTGAGTGAGTTGGCTCGTAATGCTCGCTTGTAGTCGGCATTCTTTTTCTTTCTGAATGTAAACGTAAGGGGGTTATCAATCTTTGAGAGTAGGGTGTGTACGAACTCTTGCATCTTACCAAGCTCCACATTAGCCCTCGATTCTGCGGCTCCTTGTGGGGAATAAGTGATGTTTCCATACTTGTCCATGATTCGATTCTTCAGTCCGTAGTACATATTCTCGTTCTTGAACCAAGACCACGTTCTTTTTTGTTTGTAGAGTCGAGCGTGTTCAATCTCAGCAAGCGACTGAGCAACAATCTTGTCTCTGGTGGGCTTATTCACCATATACAACTTGGAAGTTATTCTTGTCGGCAAATTGCTGTGCAAGGACAGCAAAGCTTTCTCCGTGATCTACTTCTGTGTATGTTCGAATAAGTCTGTCACCATCAAAAACTTCTGCCTTTGTGTTTGTTTGAGAAGTTTCTTTCTTTTTCTTTGGCATTTTGATAAAAAATTAGTTACTAATACGTATATTATACTACAAACCAATGTCTTCGTACACGGAACGCACATCATTTTGTGGAAGACTTTGTGTTTGGCTTGGAGGATAAGCAATTTGTTCTTGGTAGGCGAGCGCATCAAGCACGTCATCGTGCTGACCAACAGGAAAAACTCTCATCTCCTCCCAAAGATCATCACAATTTCCTATCATAAACATTGATTTGTTCTCCCATCTTGGAAGCAATCCTCTAATTCTTGTTTCTTTTTGTGTTTGATTGTGCTTGAGGGGTCTGATAACCATGAAAATGTTTCTCTTTCGCATCTCCTCATCAAGAAAAGGCTTAATTGCAATAGTGAATGAGGTCTCTTCGATTGCAATCATTGATGGCTTATAGAGGTCCCACAAATAAAACAAGTGATCGATTACACCTTTTGCGTTTGTTTTGATCTTGTATGCTGTTATATACCACTTGTTTTCTCTGGTGACTCTGTTTATAACAACTCCCGTATTGTCTGCACTACTCTTTTCAGATACGGCCATATCAATAGTTATATATGTGTTGTAGTTGAGGTGAGAAATATCCTCAATCTTTGCTTCTTGCCAGAAGTCTTTCTTGAACTCCTGAACACTCTCATCAATAGGTAGGTTCATCATCTCAGCCATAAATGCTTGGGATCCAAGAAGTCTCTTTCTTTCCTCCAAAGAAACAAGTCCTGTAGTCAGCGCCTCTTCATCAGTTAGTACGTACTTCCCAGGCCAAGTTGTTGCTCCGTCCTCAATAACGGGAACCTTAGAAAAGATGAAGTTTGGATTGTTTTTAGATCTTCTCTCAAGCTCTGCAATGTTTCCATATTCTGTAATGTAGTTCCCAAGATATACAATAGAGTAGGCACCAGAATCAACACCGGCAATAGCTTCTGTTAGGTGATCTGCTACTTGTTTGGTGTACGCCTTACTGTCTCGGGTCTTTGAGGTCTCAATATCATCAAACAGGAAGAAGTCGGGTCTTTGTGGTCCGTGAACACGACCTCGAATACTTTCTTGTGTTGAGTGAGCCTCAACTCGAACTCCATTATTGGTAACGAAGTTGGATATTCTTTTTACCGTTACCTCTTCTCTTTGTCTTTTTGTATTAAATAGTTGGCCATAATCAGCAACAAGCTTTTGGTTTGCCTGGAGTTCTGATACTACATCAAACAGTATTCTTTCGGCGTTTTCTTTGTCAAATGAGTCCACGTTGATGTATTTCTTCTTCTCATAACATATAAGCCAAATAAGGAATATTTTACTCATTGAGGTTTTTGCGGACTCTCGGAAAGCAATAAGTGCCAATTCTTTTATCTCACCACGATCAAGCTTGTTAAAACAATCAAACCAATGATGATGAAAAGAGGCAAAAGGATACTTAATATAATCAAGAAAATAATAAACCATAAAGAGCGAGAAGTCATTCTCAAACAGGAAGACTCTTTCTTTTGGTTCTGCCTGTACTGCATATAGAAGTGCTTGCTTATTGAACATTGCCTAGGATCTTGTTAAGCTTCTCCTTCTCCTCATCAGTAAGGGTTGTGACCAAATCTCTACCGTTTGCTCCAGTGATCTCACTTCGTTCTGAGAACTCCTCCTTCTTCTTTCTAGACAGGTACCACTTGGCAGTCTCTGTTCCTTCCTCAATCTTACTCACAATGGCGTTTCTAGCCTTTAATATCACGGCTTCTTTGAGAGCTTCCTTTCTCTGGATAAAATCTGGATGCTCTCTTTGATACTTATACAGACAGTCCGGAGATATTCCCGCATGCAAACAAGCCTCTCTATCAGTACCATCCAAAGAGTATACATATTCCAATTTATCAATAACGTCTTTAGTCATTAGTGTTGGTCTTCCAATCTCTCTTGTTTCTTTTTCTTTGCCCATATACATATAATTTTACCATAATAAAAAGAGACCTGCTACATAGAGCAGGCCTCTTAGGGGAGATATATTATAAAGGATTTTGTGGGCCAAAATTCTTACTTAGGGACACACTGTGGCACATAATTAAAGCGTATGTGCCTTATTAATTATACAAAATGTCGTTGGTAGAGTCAAGATTGTTAGTCTTTAACCTGTTTAGTACGTAGAACCCTCTTTCTTTTGGCTTTATTGTGGGTATAGGTTGCCTATATCCCTTGTATTAAGAGAGTAATTAAGTCAGTTGATCCTAAGTATGTTGGACTGCCTTCCCTCGAGACTTAAACAGTTTCCTGCCGAGTGATAGCGCGTGCTTTAACGGAGGCTATCGACTTCTTTTAAGACGCACTCACGGGTTCATTCCTGCGTCTAGCTTCGTATGCTGCATTGCAGTACACAGTGTGGCCATTTATCGCTGACTTTGTTTTAGGACGGTGTCAACCCTAACCCTTTCGTCCGTAAACAGAAAGGCCTCCCATTGCTGGGAAGCCTTTATGCTGGATGCTTATGCCACAGAAGGACACAAAATTGTTTATATTCTTTTGTGGCATTAACATAAGCATGTTTTATATAATACTCTTATTTTGATTGGGGGCAACCTGTGCATAACTCCCGTTTGACATTTCTTTTTTTTTGCCTACAATACATGTAGGAGTTCTTCAAAAAAAAGGAAAGAAACAAAAATATGAAAATACGAATAAATGAGATCTTTGGACCAACCATCCAAGGAGAAGGAAATACGATAGGCAAGACGGTCATGTTTTTACGACTTTCTGGCTGCAATCTCCACTGTGTTTGGTGCGATACGCCTTACACTTGGAACTGGATTGGGACTCAATTTGAGCACCCCGATAAATACGATAAGGCAAAAGAGGAAAGATTGATGGATGAATGGGAAATTGCTGCGGAATTGGATAGCCTGGGAGGATCCAAAACCAAAGCACTGGTCGTATCTGGAGGAGAACCACTTCTTCAACAACGATCACTCATTCCTCTTCTTTCTGACCTCAAGTCGGTTGGATGGTGGATTGAAGTTGAGACAAACGGAACTATTGCTCCAAATGACGCATTCCTTGAGTGTGTCGATCAGATCAACTGTTCTCCAAAACTCTCAAACTCACACAACACCTTTAAGCAGCGCGTTCGCGAAAGTGCAATGCAAAGCTTAGGTTCAAACGACAAGGTCTTCTTCAAGTTTGTAGTTTCTTCTGCACAAGATGTTGAGGAGATCCAAAAGTACGTCGAGGACTTTAAACTCGATCGCTCAAAGATCTTCCTTATGCCCCTTGGT